GAAAGTTATACTTTAGTCTGGTAAAAAGAGGGGTAAACCCCCTCTTTTTAAGATTATAGAGTTCACATTCGTATTGATATATTAAAGGAGGGTTATCATGGAAAGTAGAACTCTATACAATAAAATATGTAAGTACGAGAAGTGTGGTAAGGAGTTTACATCAGAAGCTAGAAATACCAGATATTGTTCAGACGATTGTTGCTCAAAAGCCCAAGTTCTAAACCGTTCTAGGAATAGAAGGTTGAAGAAAAGAAGAGATAAGTATGATGAGCTCAAAGAGTTCAACCGCCTCGTATCTAGAGCTTATTCTTTAGCAAACAGCATTGGTCAGTATTTACCTAAAGAGTGTGTAGACATAGGTGATGGCCATGTCTGTGAAGGTCCGATGGAAATACATCACAAAGACATGAACCCTTTCAACAACTCACCTTTAAATCTTGAGTGGAGATGTCGCAAAAGTCATGAGGAGGTGCACTCTAAGCTCCCAAGTCTTTCTGTAGCAGAAATCCTTAACGAAGCTTTCAGACAACCTAACCCTTACGCCGTGTTTGAAGAATACTTTGGAGAGTTGGTTAGATCATGAATAGAGGTCATTATATGGTCGTTAGGAAGTATCAAAAACTACTTCCTGCCAACAATTTAAGTAATAACGAGAAAAGTCTCCTATCTGAAATAGAAGGGGACTTTAGAGTCGTTATCTCCTCAAGAGACATAATGAAAGGTGCCTTTCTTTATATGCTTTTAAAGGAAAGAGATCTCTACCGCATAGAGTTACTATCTTTATACGATCTTATAGACATATATTTAGGTAAGAATCCTACATATGAGAGGCTTCTGGACATTAACCCTGACGTTCTACTTTTATACGCAGGATACGAGGAGTTTGAGAACAAGAGAACAGAAGAAGCCTTCGCTCAAGTAGCAGAACACCTCCGTGTAAACCACAAGAAATTATGGTTGTTCTACAGAGGGTCAAAGGCGGAGATGGAAGGCAGACTTCCACAACTATACCAATACACAGTTAGAAGAAAGTATAACACGTTAGATATGAACAAAACCGTAGTTGGGGAGGAGTATCCTGAATTATGATTACCTTTATAGCTTCAGTTCTAGGTCAAAATGACCATGATTACGAATCGCACATAAAATCTTTACTCGAGAACAATGCCGAACTTTTAACCAGACAGGAGAAAAGTATTCTTCAGGAGCTCTTAGAAGACTATAAGATAACAGGAACCTTCTCTCACCCAGACAGATTCAAGAGAGAAAACCCCGACATAAAACAAGCTTTAGATATGGCAAAGAAGATAGATAAAGGCGAGTTCAAACACTACATACTTAACCTTCTAGAAACCAGAAGGAGACAAAGTTCCAGCAAAGTCCTTATGGAAGTAGCGCAAGAAGTCTTAGATAGAGGGCTCACTTATGACGATCTAGAGAGGATTAGATCGCTACCTTTAGCGGAAGATTGCATAGAGGATGAAGAAGAACTCACATTCCAAGAGCGTTACATGAAAAGAAAAGAACAATCTCTAGGGATACAAACTGGAATATTAGAGATAGACAATGTAATTGGGGGAATACCTCAAGGTTTCCTCGCTGTACTATTTGCTTGGACCGCTAGCTACAAATGTTGTAGTAAAGATACACTTATTGATACTAACAGAGGATTCATGACCATAAAACAAGTCTATGAGTACAATGGAGGCTTATTAGTAAAGTCAGAGCATGGCTACAGGAAGATAAAACAGAGACATTACGAAGGGATAAAAGATTCAGTAAAAGTATCTGTAGCAGGCAGGAAGATGGAAGTATCTCCTGTTCATAGATTTCGTGTATACAGACATAATAAATGGATGTGGGTACCAGCAAATAAGCTGGTTTTAGGAGACAAAGTAAGAGTCTCAATGACCCCCTCTTTCAACAATAAAGGAAGATCAGATCTCGACAAAATGTACGCTTATGGGATGTTGCTGGGTGTTGCAGAACCTATAAAAGCAGGTCTTAGGCTCCGTAAGCAAGTAGAGTGTTGTGTTGCTATAGAAGACATTTTAGTAGACAGATACAAAGATTTCATAAAGGAAGATGGTAGCAAAGATACATGTATAACAGAACATAAGGAAGCTAACCTTATAAGAAAGATGATACTCCTTGATAGAGAGTTACCAAGAGAGGTTTGGAGGACGTCTAAAGAGGGGTGTTCTTACTTACTAGCGGGCTTATTTGACACCGTAGGATTTCTAAGAGAGTCTTTGCCTGCTTTCAGACTTGAGACGGAAACCTTAGCTCAGCAGACAGCTCAACTATTACTTAAGTTCGGCATTCTTACCGAAGTGGATTACACACAAGTTAGAGTATTATCAGGCAAATCAGTAGATAGGTTTCTTAAAGAAATACCATTTAAAGATCATTGCCTGAGAGACAGGATTAAAAACAAAGGAACCTACCCAAAAGTGTTAGGGGTGAAGGAGTCCATAATAAACATCTTATCCGGCATCGATAAAATGACTCCTGATATTCGTAGTAGGTTAGGAGAATGGAAGGAAGTGTTAGGTCTTGGAGTCTTAGAAGACTTGACAGAGGAGTATCCAGAACTTCTAAAAAGTAAGATCATTAGAAACACGTTAGAGAATGAGTGGGTTGTTCAAGAAGTTACCTCATTAGAAAAAGGGAAAGTGGAGATGTATGATTTAACAGTACAAGGGTCTCCTACCTATCTTATAGCTGGTTGTGTTACACACAATACCACCACAGCAGTGAACATGCTTTATAATAACTCATACAAGAATGGATACAATCAAGTCTATATATCTCTTGAAGTCCCTAAAGATGATTTATACTACAACTTGCTATGTAGGCATTCTAACGACCCCAAGTTCTCCAAGTTTCCCTTCATTTACCATGATCGTATAAGGAAAGGAATGCTGTCTGAAGAAGAGGAGAAGTATCTATTTGATGTGATACATCCCGACCTACAAGAATCTAAAGGTAAGATGATCATTTTGGATGAAACAGATTTCAATAACTTTTCTTTTGGTGAGATACAAACAAGACTAGAGGAAGTGGATGATGAGACCCCAGGAGGCATAGACGTGGTTTATTGGGACCACGTAAACCTGTTTAAGTTCTCTAGTGGAACATTAAGAAACCTACCCCCAGGGGAAGTAATTAATAGATATGTGTCCTTTATAAGGAGACTCTCTATCAGGTTCCGAAGAGACAAGGAAAACCCTACGGAATGGAGAAAGTTAGCAAATGTAGTTCTAGCTCAAGCTAACAGAGATGGTTGGAGGAGGGCAGTTAAAAATGAAGGAAGATACTCCCTAACAGCCCTTTCTGAAGCTAACGAGCTTGAGAGAGCGTCATCTTTTGTAATATCGTTATTTACCACAGAAGATATGAAAATATCCAAAGAAGCTTCAGCACAACTGCTGAAGAGTCGCTATGGTCAGACCATATATGACCCCATAAACATATACGCAGACCCTGAAAGATACATTATTGGAGGAGAAGAGTACAGCGATCAGACAGCAGTTTCAGAGTCTATGTTTGATACGTTATTAGACATTAACCCGACAGACATGGGTTTCTCTGGAGACTTAGACCTTTCCGAATTCGATGTTTAATTACTAAAATAGGAGGTTTTGTTATGCAAGTAAAATCATTTCAAGTAGACCACACAAAACTAAATCCAGGAGTATATCTATCGGATATAGCTCCTATAGGAAGAGAAGACGTCAGTGTATACGACGTAAGAATCATTAAACCTGCATCATCAGAAAGGCTAGACCCACCAGCAGTACACACTTTAGAACACCTTTTAGCCCACTACCTGAGAGACGAAGACAGTGAGTTTAAAGACAGTGTAATCTATATTGGACCTATGGGTTGTCTTACCGGGTTCTATCTTATTTTAGACAGAGTGGAAGATCCCATTAATGTAGGCAGAAGTATTCTAAGACCAGCTTTTATTAAAGTAGCAAACCACACAGGAGATATTCCCGGTAATTCAGAGGTAGAGTGTGGCTCTCCTAACCTACATGATCTTGAACAAGCTAAGAAGGTTGCAAGTAAGTACCTCTCAGATATCTTAAACAACTTGTCCGAAGCAAATACAATATACCCCGAGACATCGTTATGTTAGAAGATATAGATCCTAAACTAATAAGATATGTAATAAATAAGTACATCCCCTTCCACAGACTAGCGAAAATAGCAGGACTGTACTTACCCAACACAGAAAGATCCTGTTTCTGCATATTTCATGACAACACCGAGACTCCCGCAGCTAAGCTGTTTCGAGACGCTGAAGGAGACAGATTGTGGTGCTTTGCCGAGAATAGGATGTACTTCCCGTACGACATATTTAGATTAAAGATGATCCAACACAACCCAGAAACTGTATTTAAAAAGATATGGGTCCAGCTACCAGAGTCTAAAAAGGAGCTAGTTTTACAGGAATCTTCAGCGACTGTTAGTTTCTTACCTTCTAACTGGGAAGAGATCAAGAAGCGTATAGAACCTTATAAGAGAGGAGAAATGACTCTGGACGAGGTTCTAACAGAACTCCTTAAGCTGGAAAGAAAACCAGTTGTCTAAGAATCAAGGAGGATTAGACAATGTCAAAATCTTCAGCGGGCTATAAACATTATGTACCCCCAGCTAAACTTAATCCTAACTTCAGAGATCAGTTAAACTACCACCTAGTTAGGGATTTAACCTCTTTAAAGGAGATACTCCTTAAAGCAGGACCTTATCTTGCGTGGGACCTTGAGACCTCAAGTCTTGATCACACAGATGGGTTCATAGTAGGAGTAGCTCTAGCGTGGAATGCGGTTGATGGCTACTATGTTCCTATAAGACATCATAATGATATCTCTCTAGGAAGAACAGCCTTAGAGATGATATACAAAATGTTACTCACTCGTAAAACCACCTTTGTGTACAATGCCAGATTTGACGTAAGGTTTATGGAATATAATGGGTTCGACATGAGTAAAGTCCCAGTATTTGACGTACAATCACCTGTATGGCTATCGGACACTAATTGGAAAAAGACTAACTTAAAGTGGGCACAAGAACACTTCTTAGGGTGGCCAGTAACCAAGTTTGACGAAGCGTTAGGAGACGCTCAAAACTTCTACTATGTGTCCGTAGAGGACGCTATGAGTTATGGGTGCCAGGACGCTGTTGGATTGTTTGCTCTTACTCAGAAAGTACTACCTTTTCATGTAGAAGCCAGACAGGCAGGAAAGATAGACCAACAGTTCTGGTACCCTCTAATGCATTGGGAACAAGAACTTATTAATCTTGATGAAGAGTATCTCTATACTTTAAGAACAGAGATATACGAGAGAATAAAAGAGCTAGAACATTCCATATATCAGATGGCAGGGACTGTATTTAAGATTAATTCAAACAGGGATGCAACGGAAGTCTTCACCAGACTAGGATTGGATACAGGACAGAGGATAAAATCAGGATATATGAAAATAACGCTACCTATTTTAGAAAACATGTCTAAAGAAACACCACACCCAATCCTTAACAACCTGATTGAATATAAAAGAGCCTTCACCGCCCTTAATAACTATATAGACCCCCTACTGAAAGAAGCTCAAGAGAAGGGTGGAGGGGTTTTTGCTTATAAGACCACCCAAGTTCCTTGTCTAACAGAGGATGCAAGGGTGGGGGTTAAGGGGAAGGGTCTCATCTCTGTCTCGGAAGTGACTGAGGGGGATGAGATATGGACGGAATATGGGTTCAGAAGGGTAACCTGGGTGGATTCCCACTATTCTGAGAGGTTGGTAAGGGTGACTTTTGCTAATGGCCAGGTTCTAACGGGGACTCCACATCACCCTCTGAAGAAGTATTCAAGGTGGGTAGGCAATCGTGAGCCGAAGAGGAAGAGGGAAGTATGGATCCCTATGGAGGAGTTAAAGAAAGGGGAAGTAATCCTCCAGAATAGTGGGGTCTGCAAGACTGAGAAGATATCTATGGCCCTCCCGGAACCCCGTTCGGAGAGAACAGCTAGAAATCATTACAGGATACCAAGAAATGATTCTAAGCTTATGAGAATCATAGGATTCCTGGATGGGGATGGGTGTCTGAAGGCTGACAGGGTGGAGTTACATTACAATGGGTTTGAGCCAGAGCTACGGGGGTATTACACCAGCCTATTCAAAGAGATAGTTGAGCTAGATTACACGTCACTGGAGGAGGAAGATAACTCCTGTAGGGATATGTTCTTCTCGGTGCAATTATCGAATATCTTTAAGGATCTGGGTGTAAGGGGTAAAGGGGTCCCAGAGATAGTACTGATGGGTGGGTATGAGTCCTGGGTTCAGTATCTCGTTGGCCTTTGGGACTCGGATGGATCCTTGGAAAAAGGGTCTAAAGGATACCAACCTTCACTAAAACTGAAGAATGAAGACACTGTGAAAGATGTAGCCCAGTTACTTCTCCTTATGGGTATAGATTGTACCCTGAGAAGGTCTAAGGAAACCCCTGAAGACACTAGATGGGTAGTGCGGGTGCGAGGGGGATGGGGCAGGTGGGAGTTCCATGATCAGATAGGGAGACATTTAGTGTCCAACAAGAAGAGGGAGAGATCCAGCACGGCAGAGAAGGTTGGATTTAGGAGGAACTATTCCAAGGTGATTTCAGTGGAAGAATTGCCTGGGGGCACAGTCTATGATATAGAGGTGGAGGGGCACCAGTATATTGCTAACGGAATAGTGAACCATAATACAGGTAGACTTGCCTCTGGAAAGGAATCGAAGAATAAATTCTTCTCTCCTATTAACACCCAATCGATCCCAAAATCAAGATCTAAGATGTGGTATGTGAGAGAAGCCACAGAAGAGGAGATCAGAGACAAGAAAGATATTTTAGGGTACTACTTCTCTCTAACAGAGAAAACAGATAAAATGATTGAAGGAACAAACCCGAAAGGCAATGTTCGTAAAGCTTTTGTTCCCCACAATGAAGATAGCTTGTGGGTGTCTTTAGATATGTGCCTAGAGGCGGGGTCTCCGGTACAAACGAAGAGGGGCTACATGGGCATATCAGAACTTAAACCAGGGGATGAGATACTAACAAAGAATGGATATGCAAAGGTTCTGAGAGTAAAGAGTACAGGGAAGAAGAGAATGTGTAAGGTTGAAACTGATGGCCAAGCCCTATACTGCTCAGAGGATCACCCTATTATTATTGATGGAGAAGAAGTGATGGCAAAGGACATCAAAGGAGTAATAAAACAGGTAGGGTTCAAGGGTTATTGCGAGGAATATGAGAATCGGGAATCCTATAGAAGGATGTTTGAGAAGGTCAGAGCAGCCAAGTCAAGCAAAGAAAAGGTGGAAGCTATACTAAAGCATGGCTTGCAGGAGAAGCTGGAGGAGGCCATAGGAAGGTACTCAAGGGCGTATGGAGCAGAGATATGTGGAGTCCTACCCCAGAGTTTCTACCATATTATGAAACCCTTGGGGTTAGGGGGATCATCAAGACCTCTGAAGAGGGAGAACTTTTGGGTTTGTCGTAATCCTTTCACGGAATGTAGCCCGACGTCAGCCTATTTGTACGGTTATATACTAGGGGATGGCTCCATATGCAAGAGGCGGGACAGGTACTATCTAAATATATCCTCGGCAGATAAGGAACACCTTGAACGAATTAAGGATATCTTTGGAGGGTCCGCACAGGTAAGGAAGCAGGAGAGGGACGGGAAAGAGTGGTGGATGTTAGATATTTACGACCAGTCTGTAATGTCCTCCCTAAGGGAGTTAGGATTAAGGAAGAACAAATCCAGGGAAGGGGCTAACCTACCAGTTGGCTGGTTAGGGGACAATCTAAGACATGCACTGAGGGGGTTGATAGATGCTGATGGCTCTATTAGGAACAGGGATGGGGGACTGTCAGTGGAATTATGGGGACATGAGTCCTACATGAAGGAAATAGGAGACCACTACGAAGTAAAGCTAACCAAGACAGGAGGACTTTGGAAAGCGATCTTCACGGGGGAAAGGGATAGCAAAGAGAGTCTCTATGAGCACTTATATCAGGGAGCCACAATCTTCCTACAAAGGAAGAGAGACACGTATGAAGACTGGTATACCCTAAAAGGGGACCTACCTGTATGGGAGACCTGGGACATAACCATAGACACGGAAGACCACCTATACCTCACTAATGGGATAGAGACCCATAATTCGGCTGAGGAGCTGCGTATAGTAGCAAATCTCTACAACGAGCCAACATGGATTAAAGCGTTCCTGAACGGAGAAGATGTGCACAAATCTACTGCTATACAAGTCTTTGGAGAGGAAAACTACGACAGAGAGAAAAGGAACATGGCAAAGGTGGTAAATTTTGGTAAGATCTATGGCATGTCGGCTTCTTCTCTGCAGGAGAAGTTCCCCCATCTCACCTTAGATTTCTGTGAACAATTTATGAGCGATTATGTGAGAGCGCTACCTTACATATTTGATGGTCAAGATAGAGATGTGAGGATAGCTAGGAAGAAGGGTACAGTAAGCACGGTGTTAGGACGACCAAGGAGAGTAGAGTTCTACCTCAAACACTCAGACGGAAGAAAGAGAGGCTTTGGCGTAAGAACAGTTAAGAATTGCTTCTCATTAGACACAGAAGTTCTAACTAAGAGCGGGTGGAAATATCATTACGAGATAGATGAGCACACAGAAATAGCGTACTACGACCCCTTCCATAATACTTACAGATATACAGAAGCTGGACCCACCTTATGGGCCACTAGTAACACCTCAATAGAATTCAAAGGAGACAACATAGATCTTTCCGTAACCCCAAATCACAGAATGTTCGTGTGTAAAGAGTCATCGGAGTTTGGAGTAGAAGAAGCACAAACCCTAACTAACAAACAGTTTGTTATAAAAACTACAGCAGATAGGTCAGGTTCCCTGTCCAAGATAGATACTTTATGGGGTAAAGTGTCAGCAAGACATCTAGCTTATATAATGTTGAAGTTCGTGTCAAAAGGATTCATAGAAGACAATAAACTTAAAGTAGACACCTTCTCTTGGACTAGAGAAGAGAAGTTAGGATTCCAAGAATCAATAAGAGAGTTGACACAAGATCTAACAGATATAGAACAGATACCAGAGAGTAGAAGAAGTTCTTTCTTGCTAGAGAACAGAGATTTTAATAGATGGTTACAGAGACAAATAAAAGGAGAAAGTAAAGGTCAGTTAACCCCACCTAGCTGGATCAATAACTTGTCAACAAATGACAAAGCATATTTACTCCAGGACCTTCTACAAAGAGACGCCTTCTCTAGAGAACCAACTAAACAAGGATTTATAAGAGATCAGAATAGAAAGTACATTGACACACTCCAACAACTAATGTTTGATATAGGACATACAGCGGTAGTATCAAAGGAGAAAGGTCTCTATTACAGACTGAACTATAAACTTAATCAAGAAGTCTCTCTAGTTAAATCTAACCAATCTTTTGTTAAAGTCACAGAAGAGCCAAGAAACTTCTTTTGCTATAATGTACCAACAGGTCTAATGATAGTAAGAAGAAACGGTAAGATATCAATACAAGGAAACACCCAAGTCCAAGGGTTAGCCGGCGATGTTCTCAGATTAATGCTTGTAAAGTCTTGGAATGCTTTGAAGTGGTATGTAGAACTAGAAGACGGTCACATAGTGGCTAAGAACCCTTATGGGGTTAGATGGAGATCCACTGTACATGATGAAGTTAACTGGTCAGTTCCCAGAGAGACTATCAGAGAAGTGTTACCTCTACTGATTAATGTTATGACGGTAAGAATACCTAGTTGGCAAGTACCTTTAACCTGTGGTCTAGAGGTCGGCACCTCCTGGGGTGAATGTTTCCCATTTAAATATGACCTAGAGAGAGGTACTTA